GTAAATGACTCTCTAGTAATCTTTTGCCACTTGGGCTTATTTGTCTTCTTCTTTTTTCTCATCTAAACCTGTAACCAATAATGGGTCTTGTTGTGATTGCTCGTCTGCCCACTCATCAAATTTCTCAACTTCTTTCTCATACTTGCTTATTTTATCATCAACCACACTTTTTGTCAAGTTTGTATATGGCATTGTATCTCTTATTTCTTTTAAGTCTTCAATAAATCTCAATAATTCAATCATTAATTTAACCTTATATAATTAATTTTACCCTCTACATAACCAAATACATTTTTCTTTATCTTTGGTTTTTTAAACATAGAATTAGCATCACCTGGTTTAAAACCATCTTTAAGTGACAATGTTATATGAGCAGAACCTGGGTTTGCTCTTTTGATTTTTTTATCTGTATCTGTAAGGAACATATCTTTGACCCACAATGCGTCAATGTTATTGTTTGCTCTATAAGCAGTTATCACAGCGCCTACATTCTTACCCACTAACTTTATAAACTTATCATATATTTTTTTAGTAGGTTTATATGCAAGTGTAATATGATCCGAAACTACATTCGGCATTGTTGCTCTTTTTTTAACAACATTACAACTTGCCTTATCTAATTGTACAGCAAAGTATCCGTTCATTATTTTCCTCTTTGACTCTCTGCTTCTAAATTTAAAGCGACATCAACATCTGATTCTTCTTTATCAGTTAATTTTATTTTAGTTAACTGGTGAGGTTCATCTTCATCAGCCCAAGTATCAATATGGATATCTTCAGCCTCTACTGCTTCCTCTAAAGTTTGATTATAAGTATCGGTATCATATTTTATCTTACCGATAAATTTACTATCATCTGACTCAACATAATTAGCGTCAACCATATATGTTTCAACACCATCATTTGCATCAGCAATATCTTTTGTAATTTTATCGTGGTTGATACCACCGTAATCTGTAAATTTTTTATCAGCCTCATCTTTATCTTTTGCCAATACATCTTGTTCTACCACAAGTGTATAATAAGTTTTCTTTCTGTATAGGTTCTTACCTACATCATCTTTAAAGTACATTACATCAGTTTCTACTTTTGCCATATATATTACCCTCCCTCATTAGTTTGTTTTTATATGTTTGAGCGTCTAAACTTTTTGTTAAGTCAGGCGCAAAATCGTATTTAAAAAATTGTCTTGTATTCCATAACTGACCGTAGTCGTTGAAATATGAATTATCATTATCAACAATGTCAGCACCAAATTCATCTGCATAAGTTTTGTAATACTCATCACCTGTAAGTATTTCAACTTCACTATAACCTGTAGCATTTGTAGCAGTTTCGTTAAAATTATTATCACAGAAAGATTTTACCTTTCTTTTAAAAACATCACTATTAAGTTTATTTAAAAACTTGATAGGTATATTTCTGAATATAGTATAATAGATAGGAAAAAAATCATAGTCTTCACTATCTTGGTATTCTCTTTTATAAACTAGATTGAAAGTATTATTTTTTGTAAGTTCTTTTGTCATAATTAAGCAACCTTTTTTAGTTTTATTTTTTTCTTAGTATTATTAAATCTGTCATATGAAGCAGGATTAAAAATATTGTTATCTCTGTTATATGCGGATCTCATCAAACCTTTTTTAGCATTTTCTATTAGTTCAGACCAATCTTCGTTCTCTACTGCAAATTTTATATCAGTATTTTTCATACTTGAAGTAAATTTATTTGATTGACCTGACCAGTATCTAGTATTATCTTCGTGTATTTTAAAGTGTCTTTGTTTTTGTGTCATATACGAATAATATACACTATATTGGAATATAAAACAAGCACTATTTTTGTTGATTTTACTAGGTTTTTAGGGTATTAGGGGGCGCAAAATGACGCACTTTAGTGAAAAACCTACTATTTCCAGTATCTTTTGACCCAATCACCCGATTCGTACTGCATAGCATAGTCAGGATTAGGGTGTCCATGAAATACACATATTTTAGCACTTGATTTTAAAGGGTGTTTGTTAGGTAAATACTTCTCATATCTTTGTGGTTTACCTCGTTCAGGCCATTTAAATGAATATGTCCAATCATCTGGTAATATTCTTGTCTTAGTATGTCTTAACATCATGTCGGTTATGACATTCTGATCTCCGTGCATAGGATCATAAAGAGATTTATTATTCATATAATCATCATATATAAAACTATGATGTTTTAGATTATATCTTAACACACTTGAATTGATTGTGGTTGTTGGTTGCCCAAAATCTCTAATACATAAAAAATCATCATCTCTATATTGTGTAAAAAATTCATCTAGTTCGCTAATTACAACAACATCTAAATCCATATATAAAATATTACCTTCAATCTCTAGTCGTTTATCGTATAGGTGCATTTTGTTCCACCAGCCATCAAATTGTGGGTCAGGTATTCTAATTGGTTTTACCCTCTCTGCAAAAGCATTATTTGTTTCATCTGTTAAGCAATAGAAATTAAAAGGTCTTTTCATATTTCTTTTGCACATACTATAAAGTATGTTTACAAACTTGACAGGATACTTAGTTCCCCAATGCACACAGATTATATTATCCATTTAGAATCCTATATGCTGTGCCATCTTCTATCTCTGGTATTGTGAATTGATTTTGAGATAACATATTTAACCAAGGTTCAACTTCTTTTCTACCTGGTTTATGAGGTGTGTTTATATTAGGTAAGTTATTGATTGATATATCAAACGCTACGTTATCAGCATGTGTCAATACTGGTACTTGATTTAGTATTGCGTCAACTGAAGCTAAACTCATATTAGTTATTAGACAATGACAATTTTTTAAGTCTTCTTTTATATCTGTTTGCCACCATTGATTACCAGGTCTAGGTTTGTTTCTAAATTTTATGGGTCTATCTGTATGTTGTCTTAATTCACTCTTAACTTGTTCTAACCATTCGTCTTGCGTTATACCATTAACATATTGAGTAACCGTTTGTGATGAAGGACATAACAATATATGCTCACCCTCTGACCAACCCTTAAACTTCACATCAATACCTTGTTGTTCTAGTTTTGAAAGTCTATCAACAGAGCCTGTCTTGCCTTTCTTTACATGAAGACCACCCTTTACTATTCTAAAATATGTCTTGTCTATATCATGTATTATGGGTGCTGGGTATCTAGTTATTTGTTGTGTGAGATAACCATTATCGACCATATAGTATTCTTCATTTTTTTCTATACAACTCTTTATCTGTGGTATATTTTTACCTGCAAGACCCCAAAAAAAATGTATGGGTTTCATAGGTGTATCTTGCCAACCTTTTTGTATGGCAGGCCATATCTTATGTGATAAACATTTATCCCATTCTATATTGTGTGTTATAATCATCTCTTACTTCTTTTAAATAAATATTCTGCAATTCTATAAATTCTATGAAGCACGGTCACCTCTTGTCCTGTGTGACGCCAATGTTTATCCATAAGTGGTTCTGCAATTCTTCTTATAGCTTTGTGTTCTTTTGATTGTTTAACACCTCTCTCAAATACAGCACCACCTGAGAGTTTTTCCTCTTTTGTAAAATCATCTATCATAAATCTACTTTGATTAGTTCATCATATACTCTGTACCATTCATTTGCATAATCTGATTTTTCATAACCTTTGAAGTATGGACCACCTAGTGTGAAGTGTACATTATCTGCCTTTACATTATAATCATATTCACTTACTAACCAGTTCCAGGTAAGAGGTAAACTGCCTATTAAGTCCTCTGATTCTAACCATCTAAATTGATGTAGTTCTAAACCTGTCGCTGTATTTACAAATTCAGGTGTTAACGCTTTACATTTTGCATTGTTCATCATCATCATGCTTGACCAGTTCTTTTTAGGAAAAGGTTCATTCTTTGCACCTCTAAATTTAGCATTCTGATTAGGTTCATAATCATGTTTACAACACATGACAGCATAGTCATCATCTTTTAACTTCCATAGATTGTTTATATCAGTTCTTAATAACATATCACAATCCATGAATATAGACCAACCCTCATAATTAGATAGGTATGGCACTAGAAATCTACTAAAAGCAAATTCAGTTGATTGATTGGGTTGTTTCTTTCTTGTAAAAATGTTTCTTGTTGTAGATAAATCTAACGGTGTTATACTTACTGGTTCGCTTGAGTGTTGTCTTATACTCTCTGATAAAACACTATAAGCAATCTTCTCACCTTCATCATAACCTATAAAAATATTAATCATACTCTTGCCTCTGGACTCTTTCCTGATAACTTTCTGTTACCTTTTGTGTGATCATATATGGGACCTAATACTGATCTTGCTTGTACATGCCCTTCCTTATTATCACCTATGTTATGATTCTTAACACCCTTTGCCTCGAATCTTTTTCTTACAACATCCCATATGTATGAGTCATGTTGTTCTACTTCTTTATAAATTAAATCTTTATCATACATCTCCCTCATCGCTCTAGCATAGTTTTTAGTTTCTGGATGTGACATATTGAAATATAAAAAACCACATTCACTATAACTAGGTCTACCTAAGTGTGTCATCATACAATCATCTCTATGAATATGCTTTCTAATCCAATCGCCATCTATTGGTTTATAGAATACACTATCTGCGTCTATACAGATTATGCCATTAACAGCATTACTTGCTTGTAATATTGCCTCTGTATAAGCATAAACTTTATATGAAAATCTTACACCATCTTTTCTAAAGTCGTTATTCTTTTCTTCATAACTTGTAAACTTATGTCTGTCTTTATTTCTATCTACAAACTCTTTGAGTTCAGGTATCTGAGCATACATGCCTAAATCTTCATTATATATTTTAAGTTCAAAAGGCCAGTTATAGGTATCTCTAAACCTATGGGCATAGGCTTGTTCTAATTTATTATTAAATGTTGTGACTACTAATATATTCATGTAAATGATCCCAGGCCTTTCCCTCTTTTATTTCTTTTACACTCCATTGAGCATATGCTAGATTATACAATAATTGTTCTCTTTCACCCATTTTAGGGTTTTCAATTTCATTTAAACTATGAGATGAAATATCCCATACAAAGTTATATTGACTAGTAGGGATCACTGGCACACCGTCTAGGATTGCGTCTAAACTACTGCCTGAGGTATATGCTACACAACAATGAGCATTCTGTAAACTATCTCTTATTGTCTTACTTTCGTCATATTTAACCTGTTTAGTATCATGGAAGTTTCTAGTTATTGCCCATTGTAATTTTCTGCCATTTTCTGGATGATCTCTAAAGTGTATGGGTCTTTTTGTATGTTTCAATAAATGTTTTATTGTAGTAATAACCCATAACTCCATATCAGCACCTAATAATGAAGCGTCATTTAAATTTTGACCTAACACTAATATATGATCACCTTTAGTACGCCAAGGTTTTATTGTTAGACCTAATTTATTAAATCTATCAGGTTTACAATTCTTATTATTAAACTCACCTAGGTTATTTAAAAAGTGATTTAATCCTACTCTATAATAATCGTGTCTTCTACCAATCTTTCTATTGAGTAAAGGTGTTTCAATAATAACTAGTGGTTTTTTACCATGTTGTTTAACTATATCATTTTTTAATATATGATGAGGTGCCCTATCTTGTTTATAATCCTTTTTAGATAGTTTCTTCCAAGAGCCAAAGATTACAGCAACATTACAATTCTGATATATTTCAGATGATGTAATCCTAGCGTCATCTTCTTTTTGAGCAATTGTCTGGTGAAAATCTCTTAACAATTGCCTGTCGCCCTCAGCAACAGCTGATCTTTCATAAAACATTATCATCTTTTTAATATAACTGCCTCACTTAAACATTTATTTCTAGGCCTATTTAAATACATATCAAAGCCTTTATCTTTAAACTCTTTTAATAAATCTTCATATTGTTTTAAACTATTTTCATTATCAATTAGTTTTACCTCAAACTCTATTAAAAATGCCTTGAAGTTTATATTGTTATCTAATATTTCTCTGCAAAAATCATACCAAACACCCTCTATATCTGCTTTAATAATATCAACCTCATTCATATCATCTGCCATAATAGTTTTTAAATTTTTTGTAGGCACATCAATATAAGCTGGTTCTTCGCCGAATTGTGGCAATGGTAATAGTGAATAACATTTAGATAAGTCATTCTTATCATAATAAAATTTCATATTGCCATTATCTTTTGCATATGCCACTTGATGAAATGTCATATTATTTTTACCATAAAAATCTGTTTCAAATAACTTAACACTATCAGGTGTGGGATCATAACAATGTATATTCATATTAGCATTATCTTTCAACATAGATTGTTCCCAACCTACATCTCTATGTACGCCTAATGATAATACATTCTTACTTTGTTTTACTATGTTCTCTGGTAACCAATAGTTCTTGTATTGTTTAAATGATTGAGGTTGTAAATAAACACCCTCTAATTTTTTTATCTCTGTTAATAGTTCTTGTTCATTCATTTTTCATCCTTTAAAAATTCATAAGCGTAACCACTTTGCATTTCTTTTAATGTAAATTGGGCGCCTAATAGTGAGTATAACCATTGTTCTCTATCACATATATATGGGTCCTCTATCATATCTAAATGTGTTAGATTTAAACTTACTGGTTTAGCAGGTGAGTGTTCACTAGTAAAACTAGGTATACCATTTAAGACTGCTTCAACTGCACACATTGAGTGCCAAGATACCATCGCCCAACAATTTTTTAAATCTTCTTCTAATGGTTTTCTTACTTTGTTTCCTACATCTAAATTATCTATATACTTATGTCTTACCCTAATCTCTCTATCTGTATGTCTTTTAAGTTTTGCAACTATATTAGATTCCCAAACTGCCCTATCAATATTATACCATTTTGCTGTATGATAACTAGGTGGTATTACTAATATATGATCTCCTTTAGGTCGCCATTTTTTTAAAGTGATACCTTTTGATGTAGTTTTACATATCTCTTTATATCTATCCTTGTATTTTTGTGATTTGCTTATGAAATTTTTTTGTGTATTATTAACTATTATTCTATACCAAATATCATTAAATTTTTTATGTGGTTGATAACCACTCATAAAAAAATATGGTTGGTCAAAATAATAAAACTTTGTATTTGTTTCTAAACATTTTTGATATATTTCATGTGTGTTTCTAATTATGCCTTGAAAAGCAACCTCTACATTTTCTAGTTTTTGATCCCATTCAGGCCAGTGAAATCTATAAAATCTATCTGCGGCTATGCCCTCATTCTTACCTTCTTTTTCAGCACTAATAAAAACTTTATGATCTCTTTTGCTTGCAAAACCTTTTACGAAAGGATCTGAAGCCCACTTTGTTGAAAACACATAAATCATTTTTTAAATATATAATATTTTCTTCTACCACTTACTCTTGCATTACCACTTTTTATTTCATCACCAAACTTTGCTCTAAATGCGTTTAACATTTTCTCTACATGTTTTTGATTTAAAGGTCTGCCTTCTAATTTTTGAGTTTCGTAAATCATTATGCCACCGTCTTTTGTCATGTGATAATGACCATTTGCAATTTGATCTTCATTTAGATTATCATTATCTCTTACCTGTATGGTCATAGCAAAAGAAAATACCACATCAAAGGTATCTGTATTACCTGTCACATAATCTTTAAAACCTTTCTTAACCCAGGTCATATTATCAGGTAACTCTGGTGCCTCTACAAAAGGTTCTACTGCTGTTATACTTTGAAAATCTTTTGCTAACTCTACGCCAAACTCACCATGATTAGCACCTAGGTCTAATAATGTTTTATCTTTTCCTGCGTATTGTCTTAAATCTAAATTATCTATTCTCCATTTTGCACTATTGCCCTCATTAGATTTTTGATAATTATTCCATTCATTCTTTACCATATTCTTTGCCTCACTTAATTTTATTTTATATTTATGGCCTTTTTCTACAGCGCCTGTGGTAACAAGCACTAGTAGTTTATCCTCAAACTCTTGCATATTAAATAGTTTTCTATGGCTATCTACAAATAGTTTTTTGAATATAGGAATATTATCACTATCCTCAGGTAGGCAGTTTTCAAAATCTATAAATTTTAATATACCATCTTTAATATGAATATTATTATAAGGAAATTTGACGGTAACAAATTTAATATTTTGCTCTTCAAGTTTAGAGACCATGTTATAAACTTGTTGTACTAGTTTAGGATCTTTACCTTTAAATACCTCACCACAATACTCCATTGTAATTGTTAAATCTTCATCATCATAGTTTATTAATTTAGGAAAGTTTTGATGACCTTGTAATCTTTGTAAACATTCTAGTTCTCTTAAATAACAATGATAACCAGGGCCTCTAACATACTCTTTACTTTGTTCTTTATCAAATTTTTTTATAACAAAATCGTTTTCTTTGTCTATGAATACGGTACTTGATTTGCCTAATCTAAACTCTGTCATAACCTGCCTTTGCCACATAGTAAGAGTCAACTATATCTGTCACTGGATTGTTTAGTTTAGATTGATCAAACTCTTTTATTAGATTAACGCCTGTGTCTTTTACAAACTGCTCATACATCTTTAACTTATCAGCATTACCTTTACCTGTAGCATTCTTCTTTACCTGACCAGGTACAATACTTACAAATCTTTTATTGAGTTTATATAATTTATGTTTGAGTGTGCCCATGTTTTCTGCTAGATTGAAAACAAGACCTTTACTACCGAAAGAATATCCCTCTATAAAAATATTACCAATAGCAGTATCAATAATAGACATCGCCCAATCTGAAATCTGGTCGTGTCGTTGTTGTTCGGTGGTATAGGGTAGATGTAATCTGCCATTTATCTTACCATTATAAAAATCGCCCTCATATTTTTTTACATTTGTTAAATAATATATTTTACAATTACTTAATTTAAATGATCCTTTACATACACATATAGCAGGACTACTTAAACTATAATCAATTCCAATTGTCTTCTTCTTGTTCATTATCAAATACAGCGTCCTCTTCTTCTATCAAGGACTCTGCTCCACAGAAAGGACAAGTAGTAGGTTCTAAATCCTCATCTTCCCACTTTATGTTATACTCAGCGTCACAATGGTGACATTTTAGTTTTGTTTGATTTACCATTATAGTTTAAAAGTTTTAAATTGATCTTTCTTTACATCTTGTTTAACACCACCGATAACATAAGATTCAATCTCTGTTTCTTGTGGTGCGTTTTGTAATGATCTGCTGTTCAACCAATGTTCAGTCCATGGTAGTGGATTTGTATTAATTGATTGTTCATACTTAGGTTCTAAGCCTATAGCTCTCATTCTTCTATTAGCAATATATTCTACATATTGATGTAATAGTTTTTCTGATAGACCTATCATACTGCCTTTAGAAAATAGGTAAGTTGCCCATCTTTTTTCCTCTTGTACAGCTTCATCATATAATTTATAGACTTCTTCTTCGGTATCTTTTATTACCTTGTCCATAATTTTATCTTTTTCAAAACTTCTATAATTGTTTATTATTCTTTGTGACATGGCAAGGTGTTGACTTTCATCTCTAGCAATTAGAGATAATATTTTTGCACTACCTTCCATCAGTTTAAGTTCGCCAAATGCAAATGAACAAGCAAATGATACATAAAATCTTAAACCCTCTAATATGTTTACGGTCACTAGGGCAAGCCACAATGCTTTCTTTAATTCATACATGTCAACTGATTTAGGATCCATCTTATATTTGTAACCTAATTTTATCAAATGGTCATATTGATCCGTCACAGACTTTGATCTTTTTTCTATCTTTTGATCCTCAATAATTGTATCAAAAACGTCACTAGGATCAGAGTATAGGTTTTTAATTATGTATGTATAACTTCTACTATGAATTGTTTCCATAAAGTCCCATGCAACAATGGCACCTTCTAACTCAGGCAATGATACAAAAGGTAAAAAGGCAAGACATGGTCCTCTACCTTGTACACTATCTAACATAGTTTGATATTTTAGATTAGATGTAAAGATAAACTTTTGACCTTCAGATAATTGACTATAATCGTTTCTATCTTTTTGTAAAGATACTTCTTCTGGTCGCCAGAAATATCCTAATTGTTGTTGTGTCAACTTGTCAAACAAAGGGTACTTAAAGGTATCATACCTTTGTACCGATAAATCATCGCCAAAAAACATAGGTTGTTTTGTTGCGTCTAGGTTTTTGTCTTTGTTAAATACGGTTTTCAATTTAATCTTTCCCCTCTATACTTGTTCCTTTAAAAGGATCGTTTTTAGTATCTCTATTTGTTTCACTAAATCTTTGTTTCTCTTTGTAAAAGAAATCTTTACTATCACCAAATGCCCACTTCTCTTCCTGTTCACTAAAGAAATATCTAGTTGACACTTGAAAATCTGGTGTCTTTAAATCTTTAGGCGTTAATGATTGTTCAAACCACAACATTCTATTATTCGGTTGAGCAAAGAATTGCCCGTTGTCAAGTTTACCAAAATTATGTTGTTTGTGTTCAGCAGGTACTTCCGACACAGATGTATTTATAATATTAGGATCACTATGGGTACTATCAATAGTAAATAAATATTCGCCACCCATTTTTCTACCACCTTTTAACATTATCTGCACATCACAATTCTTTAATAATCTTTTTGACCAAACTTGTATATCATATGAAAAACCATCCCATAATGATATTTCACCAAGTGATAATTGTTGTTCTTCTTTTATGTTTGTTTTCCATACAAAGGCAGATAAAGGAAACTTATCAAAACAAGCACCATAATCTGGTAAGTATGCCTCAAACATTAATGCCCTACCTTGCATTGATTTAACTGCAAGTAAAACACATTCTACAAATTCACCATGACCTTTTTCTAAATCATGTAAATATTCTTTTCTAACCCAACATTTTATATATGGTATATTTGCTACAAAGTTCATTATATTGTACACGAGTCACAATTCTCGTCCTCCTCTTTTGGTTTATCTTCTTTTGTTTCATCTACCCAACCCACTGGATGAGATGGTTCGTCTTCATCTTTTTTACTATCGTATGTGTTTTGATAATAAGAAGTCTTCCAACCATACTTGTAAGTGTTTAAAAGGTCTTGAGCCATAACTGATATAGGTACTTCACCATTTTCATAGTGTTCAGGATTGTATGACCAATTACCTGATATTGCCTGATCAAAATACTTTTGCATAACTGCAACTACATTTATATAACCTTCATTGTTTGGCATATCCCATAACAGCGTATAGTTATTTTTTAGTCTTTGATAATCAGGTACTATCTGTTTTAAAGGACCTTTTTTACTTTTCTTAATACTTAAATAATCTCTAGGTGGTTCAATACCATTAGTAGCATTAGAAACAATAGAAGAAGACTCACTAGGCATTTGTGCTGATAGTGTACTATGTCTTAAACCATGTTCTTTTATTTCTTTTCTTAACCATTCCCAATCGTAAGAATATTCTCTTTTAACTATTTCATCAACATCTTTTTTGTATGTATCAATAGGTAATATACCATCTGCATATTTTGTTTTGTCAAAGTAATCACATTTGCCTTTTTCTTTTGCAACTTCCATACTTGCACTTAACAGATAAAATTGAAATGCCTCTGTAAGTTTATCTACTTGTCGCCATGCAAGTTTTTGATTATACTTGTAACCTTTCTTTGCAAGGTAATGAGCAAGACCAATATAACCAATACCTAAACTTCTTCTTGCCTTTGTAGATACTTCAGCAGCCACAATAGGATATTTTTGATGATCT